TTGTTACAATTATCTAAGGAGTAATAAGGACAATCCGTGTATTGTAGCACCAACAGGCGCCGGGAAGAGCTTGATAATCGCGTCGATATGCAAAGACGCGGTTGTCAAGTGGAAGAGTAGAGTTCTTGTTTTGTCGCACGTTAAAGAGCTACTCCAGCAGAATGCAGATAAGCTCCACAGGATCGCACCCGAAGTTGATTTCGGTATTTATTCCGCTGGACTAAACTCACGTGACACCAAAGAGCCTGTTATTATTGCCGGAATCCAGTCGGTCTATGAACGCGCTTGCGAACTAGGCCGATTCGATCTCGTTGTTATTGATGAGGCTCACTTGATACCACCTTCGGGAGACGGACGGTACCAAGCGTTTCTCAGAACGGCAAAAATCGTCAATCCGAAAATCCGGGTCATCGGCCTAACAGCAACACCGTACCGGATGACAACTGGCCTATTGTGCGGACCAAACAATATACTCAATAATATCTGTTACGATATTGGTATCAAACGACTCATTAAAGAGGGGTATCTTTGCCCGATCTTTACAAAGGTGCCGGAACATGAGCTTGATACCAGCAAACTGCATATCAAGCACGGGGAGTTCGATTCGAAAGAGGTTTCGGAAATTTTTGACGATGTACGCAATATCCAAGATATTTGCCGTGACATCATCAAAAAATCAAAGGGGCGCCATTCGATCCTTATTTTTTGTTCGAGCGTATTGCAGGCGGAGACCCTTACAAAAGAGCTTCGGAGACTTACCAATGAGGATGCCGCACTGATTACCGGAGACACCCCGGCCAAAGAGAGGGCGGACATCCTTGCCCGATTTCGCAATGAGCCGACCGGCATAATCAAAGAGATTGTTCCACTCCGCTGGTTGGTCAATGTCAATGTATTAACGACCGGGTTCGACGCTCCGAATATCGACTGCATTGCACTTGTCAGACCAACGGCCTCCCCCGGCCTCTATTATCAAATGGTCGGGAGAAGTCTTCGCACCTGCGCCGGAAAAACGGATGGGCTGATACTTGATTATGGAGAAAACATCAAACGGCACGGCCCTATTGACGCCATTAACGTCAAGGCAAAAGGAGGTGGCGGCGGACCGGCGCCGGTCAAGGCTTGCCCGGAATGTCAGCTTGTCCTTCATGCTGCGGTGTCAGTATGTCCGGAATGCCGATATGAGTTCCCGCGTGACGAACGGACCGGGAAGCTGATTGATCCAAACTCCGCGAAAGACGGGATATTATCAGGCCAAGAAACGGAAGACGAATATAACGTGGTATCAATCAGTTACCAAGACTATCGGAGCAAAAACTGGCAGCCAGGCAACCCGGTCACACTCAAAATAACCTATGAGGTCGGCATCAATAATTATGAGTCGCAATGGGTGTGCCCGGAACACGATGGATATGCAGGTGGCAAGTTCGTCGAATGGTGGAATAAGCGGTCCAAGATCAGTCCACCAATGTCATCCGAACAAGCGGCAAAAATACTCCGATCCAATGCAACAGCGGCGCCGACAAAAATAATCGTCAAACGAGTCGCCGGAGAATTTTTCCCCAAAATTACCGAACTGGACTTCACAGAAATTCCTAACGCCATTGATTTTGATGTCAAGACTTGTATCGATTGCATCCATAACTTTCAAGGAGCTTGTCAGCTTGGCAATCATGCAGGAGAGTTTATCAACGAGATGCCGACGTGCGAACATTACTGTAACGATTTTAACCTTCGTCAAGATGATCTTGACGAAGTGCCTTTCTAAAAATTTTATGAAAACAATAGCAATAAATTACATCAATCACGGTCTGTCCGTACTACCTGCCGACAAGTCAAAAAAACGACCGATCGGAGCGTGGAAAGAATTCCAGTCGCGAATAATGACACATGAGGAAGCAGCAACCCGATTATGGCCGGGCATCTGCATTGTAACCGGTGCGGTGTCAGGCAATCTCCTTTTGATCGACTTTGACCAAAAGGGCTTGCTTTTTGACGCATTTATGGACAAGGTTCCGGAACATGTCAAAAATAAATTTGTCATTGAGACAAGTCAAAACGGTGGCAAGCATATCATCTTCCGAGTCGAGGATGGACCGATCCCGTTGACAAAACTCGCTAATGACGCCAACGGAAAAACTCTGATCGAAACACGCGGGGAAGGTGGCCTGTTTTTGTGCTATCCGACAGACGGGTACACGCTCGATCAGGGTGACTTGACCGACATTAAAACGCTCTCGGTCAACGATATGGAGAAACTCCTTGATCTTGCAAAATCGTTCGACGTTAAAAAATCCGAACCCAAAGTCAAAACAAAAAAGACATTTACTCCATCGTCAAATTTTGCGGATGATGACAACCGACCCGGTTCAGACTTTAACCGGCGCGGACGTGACTCCACAAAGTCCATGCTCAAAAAACTTGGCTGGACTTACGTGTTCAGCGATGCAACAAACGAGTATTGGCGCAGGCCGGGGAAGGAGGATGGACAGTCGGCGTCATTGCATCTGACATCACCATTTTTTCGTGTCTTTACGTCCAGCGTCCCGGAATTAGATGCAAATCAGACTTATACGTTCTTTGATCTCTACACGATCTATGAGCATGGTGGCAGCTATAAAAATGCAGCTAACGAGCTTGCTTCGCAAGGATACGGCAAGGACATCTCCAAGCATATTGATCTACCCGAATTTATTTTTACCGCACCGACGCAAGATGAAAAAGAACGAGAAAAATCCAGAGAATTTCCGGAACATTTATTGGATGTTCCGGGCGACGTCGGACGGCTTGCCGATTTTATTAATGAGACATCGTTCGTTAAACAGCCGGTTTTAGCTCTTGCCGCGTCGATCAGTTTTTACGCAACGATGTCTGCACAGCTTGTCAAGGACTGTTATGGTACCAGGCCAAACATGTACCTGATCGGACTGGCGCCATCGGGAAGCGGTAAAGATCGAGCTCGAAAGGTTATCAAAGAGATATTCGACCGGCTCGCCGAAAACCCTGCGGTGTCAAGCCGACAACCTGCAAGATCACTCATTGAGGATACTGCATCATATCAGGCAATTGTCAAGCAAATGTCGGCAAATAATGGAGTCATCTTGTGGCTATGGGATGAGATCGGAAAGGTGTTGCCGATAATCAATAAGGATTTCGGAACCAGCCTGGCCGGTATTCCGACACTGCTAATGAGACTTTATACATCGTCCGACAGCACGTATATTCCGAACGTTTATGCGAGTAAAGATAATGTTGCATCAATCAAATATCCGCACCTTACGATCTATGGTACCAGCACGGCAAAGAACGTACTGGAGAACATAACAGCCGACAATCTCGTTGATGGTTTTATGAGCCGATTACTCATTTTCGAGGGCCGGGCGGTCGAAAGAGAACGAGTCGATTTGATTCGTTTGCCACCGGTCCCGGACGATATTATGGAGTCGGCAATATGGTGGATAAAACGTCGAAATTCCGCTATTACCGGGGTGCCCGAAGCAAAGGAACTTATGCCCTCAATTGAGGCAGAGGATCAATTCTGGAGTCTCTTAGAGGTCCCAAAGCACTATCAGGCTGACAAGGATATTATGGAGGCGCTCTGGAGCCGATCCATTGAGCAGGCCCGTAAATTCTCACTTATTTATGCGGTGTCAAATAACCGTTTTAACCCCATAATTGACCAAAAAGCGGCCCAGTGGGGCACGGAATTAGCCGCTTATTTGACCAATCGTAAGGTTGATTTGGCCGGTTTACATGTGTATTCCAACCCATTTGAGAGGCAACAAAATGATATAATTCGGTTTCTGAAGGATTCTGGAGGTAGCGCCACGATGCGAGAAATCGGCAGAAAATTTAGGGGGATTTCGCAAAAAATACGCCAAGAAATTATCGAAAATCTTGCCGAAATCGAATACGTTTTGATCGAAAAAATCGAGAGAAAGGAAGGCGGACGATCGTCGTTTTTGGTCACTCTCATCAAAGACAATTAGGCTGACCATAATCAAAAAAATGAAAAAACGAAATGTCACCAAAAAAGTGTGGTATCAATTTAACGGTATCATTATATTTTTGGTGACATTTATTTTTGCAAAAATTTTTGGACAAAAGCAAGTTTCGACCGGGTTTGTCCGTGGTGTCACGGGACAAATCTCGGGTCCAAGAGAAAAAACTGGAGAGTGCTTATATTTATATATTATAAAAAAAAAAAAAAAAAAAAAAA